AAGTTAAAAGTTCACTTCGCATAACTGATAATATCGATGACACCCTACTAGAGACCGCTATCGAGTCTGCTTCTCGAATGATTGACGGATACACAGCTCGTACTTTTTACAATGGTGGAACCGCCGTCAGAAACTATGCAGCTACCGATGCAATCAACCTAATCATTGACGATGCAATCTCTGTTTCAGAAGTAGCCTCTACCGATGAGGTTGGGGACACCTACACAGTATGGACATCAACAGACTTTCAGTTAGAGCCGCTGAACAGTCGCTCTGACGGACTTTACATGCCTTACACAGGCATTAGGGCTGTCAACACTTACACCTGGCCCGTTGTAGACCAGCAGGCATTGTGCCGCATCACAGGTGTATGGGGCTGGGCTTCAATCCCAATCGCCATCAAGCAAGCCACAATAATTCAGTCATCTCGACTTTTCAAAAGACTAGACAGCCCTCTTGGAATTGCTGGCTTCGGTGACATCGGTGCTATTCGTGTTGGTCGCTACCTAGACCCAGATGTTGAACAATTAGCTATGCCATACAGAATTATGAGGAATTTCGGCTAATGAGCATCAGTCAGATTAGAACTCGACTGGCTACAAACCTTGCCACAATCTCAGGGCTTAGAACTGCTGCCGAGATTCCAGACCTACCAAACCCTCCTGTTGCTGTGGTGTCTCTAAACTCGGTTACTTACGATGGTGCTTACGCCAAGGGACTTACTACATACAATTTCAGCGTTACGGTCATTGTTGGCAGAAGTGCTGAAAGAGAGGCGCAAAGAAAGCTTGATGCCTACATTTCTACTGGGGCTAGTAGTATAAAAAGTGCAGTAGAATCAGATAAGACTCTTGGTGGTTATGCCTACGACTGCCGAGTTGTGTCTATGGACTCAGTTGGTTCATTGACAATTAGCGACACCACATACCTGGCTGCTGACTTCACAGTCACAGTCATAGCAAACTAGGAGAAATAAATTGGCTAAATTTTACGCACAAGACTACAAGGTCACCATTGGAACTACCGTTCTAAGCACCTCAATCGCTTCGGTGACTCTTGACATTACAACCGATGAAGTTGAAACAACTGCTTTCGGTTCTTCATACCGCACCAGAATTGGTGGACTAAAGGATGCGTCTGTATCCCTAGACTTCCACCAGGACTTCGGAGCTGGCGCTGTTGACGCACTTCTGTTCCCACTTATGGGTTCAACAGTAGCTGTCAAGATTGCACCTACCTCTGGAACTGTAACCGCTACCAACCCTGAGTACCGCTTTGATGCTCTAGTAACCCAGTACCAGCCATTCGCGGGTGCTGTGGGAGACCTAGCAACACTCTCAGTTTCTTGGCCTGTATCAGGTGAAGTTGTGCGTGGCACAGCTCCATCCGCATAACAACTAGGATAGGAACATGAAACTAAACCTACAATTACAGTTCACAGACAAGCCAGAAGAAATAAAGCAAATTGTTTGCAACCCGTCAGACATGATTAAGTTGGAAACCAGATTTGACATTTCAATAGCAAGTCTTGAATCAAACATCAAGATTACTCACTTGCTTTTCCTAGCTTGGGCAAGTGAAACTAGAACAAAAGCAACAACTTTGTCATTTGACGAATGGGTGGACACAGTAGAGTCCGTGAATCCGTCAGACGAACAAAAAAAATAGTTGGGCTTGGTGACTCATCTGCTCATTGGTACATCGCAACATTAGCTATTGAAACTGGGATAAGTCCCAGGGAGCTAATGGAACTCGATGAACGAATGTTGTGGACATTAGGCAGGTATCTGGTCTATAAGAACCAGCACCAAGCACCTCGAATTTGAGAAGGCGCTCTTCGGAGTGCCTTCTCTTTTTTTGTTTTAGTAGAATAAGTAAAGATAGGTGGTCTAAGACATTGAGATTTTACACAAGTGGGCAAAACACAATTCAAGTGTCAGCATCAGACTACAAAAACATTGTTCGACAACTGAACAGCATTGACAAAACGCTGTCTTTACAGCTCAGAAAAGAATACCGAAAAATCGCTACTGTTGCTCAAATATCAGTCAAAAAAGAAATTCAGTCAGTCGGCAAAAACGGTCCTTTTGCAGGTTCTAAAAGGCGTTCAACAGGAAAACCCGCAAACGGTATGTTACATGGTGGTCGAACTGGCTGGGGAAGCTCAGGTACATCGCTGGGCGAGCAAAAACGATACCCATACGATTCGGTGCTAATCGAAACCTATGCAAGACCTGGAAAAAATAGGACAGGTATAGCTCGACTAAGAGTCAGGTCTGCCGCTACCGTACTTACTGATTTGGCTAGAAGCTTTGGTGGTGCAAGAAAGACTCGTTCTTACCCAATTCGGTTGTTTGGTGGCCCAGTAATCATGCGTACACACACTACAACCTGGAAAGGTGTTGCCTACTTTATCAAAGGGCTTGGTCCGATTGCAAAGCCAAGCGCAAAACGCAAATCAAGGAATGTTTACCCTGGATTTGATAAGGCTTTTCCAGCCATGAGGCGAGAGACAGAAATGGTTATAGAAAAGGCTGTCAGAATAGTGTCAGCCAATATTGATAGGACCTCTAAATGAGCAATATGTTCTTGAACATCGTCAGCACCTTCAAGGGCGATGGAATAAAGCAAGCTACCAACGAGCTAGGTGCTTTTAGCGGCAAAATCGGTGGAATAGGCTCCATGCTGGGCAAGGCCGCTACCGCACTAGCAGCTTTTGGTGTTACAGCCAAGGCAATTAGCTTTGGTAGAGAGTCTATTGAAGCTGCTCGTGACCTAGAGCGAAACCTTTTCGGTGTTGAGAAGGTTTTTGGAAACCTTGCGCCTCAAATGGAGCAATTTAGCCAAAACGCTGTTGAAATGGGTTTGAGCCAGTCAAAGGCAGCTAAGGCAACAACCTTTATTGGTTCGGTTCTAAAGCAATCTGGCTTTGCTATGGGCGATGTTGCAGTAGAAACACAAAAACTTATCGGACTAGCTACTGACCTATCTGCCCTCTATGGCTACGATGTCCAAGAGGCATTGCTTGGTATGACTGCCTTGTTCCGAGGTGAGTACGACCCGATTGAGAAGTTCGGTGTCGCTATGAAGCAGAGCGAAATCAACTCTGAGCTTGCCGCGAGAGGGCTAGACCAACTTGAGGGTGCTGCAAGGCGAAATGCTGAACAGACAATTCGGTTGGAGCTTTTGTATCAAAGGTCCGCAGACGCACTAGGAACTTTTGCCGAACAAAGCGGAAGCCTTTATGTTGAACAAAAGAAGCTTGGTGCTACCTTTGAAAACTTTCAAGCACTTCTTGGTGCGCAGCTTATTCCTGCGGTAGCTGACCTGAATGAACTTTTTAGAGAACTTCTTGAGGACATTACTCCTGGTTTAGAATCTGCTTTTGGCTTTTTATCAGAAATTCTTACAAGTATTGTTGGAATCTTTCAACAAGGCATGGACCCAACCACCGAATTTGGTGAAAGCGTTTCAGCGCTTGTAATTCAGTTTGAGTCTTTATTTACAACGATTTTTGGAAAAGGCGCCTCTGTAAGTGATTTTTTCCAAGGTCTAAACGGCCTGATATGGATACTTACTGACCTTTTACACGATGTGTTGATGATTGTTGAAAACACAATTATTGGCTTTCAGGTCATGGGCGAACAACTTGGTTTGTTTTTTACTGACTTTAGTGCGTTTTTAGCGTTTGATGCTGGTGGAGAGATTAGAAAAAGAATTGACCTAAAAGACACTCTTAACGCAAACAAACTCGAAGTTCAGCAATACCTAGCTGAATGGGACAAGGCCAACCAACTCACGCTAGATGGACACAATAACCAAATCCGCATGACTGCTGATGCCTGGGAAAGAGCGAACCTTGCTCAATACAACTATGCAAGGTCACTCTCAGGAACAGCGGATTCAATCGAACGCCAAATGCAACAAAAGTTCGGTGGTTCAAGCAAGCCTAATCAACCAGCCCCACCACCCCCAACGCCTCCTACCCCGATAGCCCCAAGGGGTGGCGGTGGCAAGTCTAAAGCTCAACAGGCAGCAGAAGAAGCGGCTCGTAAGGAAAAAGAGTTACTCGATAAAAGACAGTCTGCTTTTGAGTCTTTTAACTCAGCCGTAAAGAGCTTGTTTAGTCAAATAAAAGACTCAATTATGTCAAGCTTTACTTTGCCTAACCTTGGTAATTCGGTCAACTCGATAACCAAAAACATAGGTAAATTACTTGAAAAAACTAAAGCCTTTGCTAGAAACATAAGGACTTTATCCGAGCAAGGTTTAGATGCAACTTTGCTTCAACAGGTAATTGGAGCTGGCCCAATAGAAGGTGCTAAACTCGCTGAAGCACTTGTTGGTGGCGGAAGTGGTTTCTTGCAAGAGCTGAACTCTGCTTTTAGTGAGTTCGGTAACTTGGCTGGTGGTATTGCTGGGATTGGGGCTGAAAGAGCTTTTGCCAACCAAGGAACAGTCAACAATTACAGCATTGAAGTTACTGGTGGTGTGGCTACTAGCTCAGATGTCGGTAGAGCAGTGGTAAACGCCATCAAGGACTTTGAGCGTCAATCAGGTACAGCGTGGAGAGCATAATTGTCAATCAAAGTAGAGTTTGGATTCGCTGAATCTGGCGTACCTGTCAACTTCAATGACATCAGCGCCGATGTAATCAGCGTATCTGTCACAAGAGGTAAAGACCCACAGCAGGACACCTTCAACGCTGCTTCTTGTTCTATTCAGCTAAACAACGAGCGCAGACAATATGACCCTGACTACGGACCTAGCCCCTACCAGGGTTTGATTGTTCCAACTGGTGAGGTAAAGGTTTACAAAGAAAACCAAATTGTCTTTACTGGCTACATTACTGACTGGAACTTTAGCTATTCCCCAACAGGTGAGTCCATTGCTGAAATCGTTGCTTCTGATGCTTTCTGGAACCTAAACAACCAGACTCTTGCTGCTTACACCCCAACCGAACAACTCAGTAGCGCAAGAATCCTAAATGTGTTGCTAAAGCCTGAAGTTGGTGGCACAGCAGTTTGGCCTTCATCATCTCGACTTATCTCTCCTGGTGTGGCAACTATGGGTGACTACGAAGTTACCGATGGAACTAACGCTCTAAGTTATTTACAAGAAGTTGAAAAAGCAGAACCAGGCAGACTCTTTATTGACAAGTCAGGTCGCATCGTATTCCGAAGCCGAAACAACGATGTCAACAACCCAAGCTACGAATACACAAGACTCAACCTTTGTTACAACCCTAGCTTTGAGAACAACACAACTGGTTGGATTTCTACGGCTGGCACAATTACTAGGTCAACAGCTCAGGCTTACATCGGCACAGCAAGTGGACAACTAGCCGCTGGTGCTACTGCTGAGCAATACTTTACAAGTGAGGTCGGCGTGGAATACAACCTATCTCTTTACGCCAAGGCAAGCTCTGGAACTGTAGTGGTCGAGGTGGCAAGCCTTACCTCACCTAGCGGAACCGCTTACTCGCAACACGCAGCTTCAACGGCATCTGTGACTAGCTCTGAGTGGACAAGAATAAACACAGGTTTGAGTGCCAGCACCTTATTCTCTGGCATCAGCGTTAGGCAGACACCATCCTCTAACGCAGTATTTCTTGACGCTGTTTTGATTGAAGCGACACCTGTTGTAGATGCTTACTTTGATGGTGCTAATGACCCTGTTTACAACTCAACAGACCCAGAAGCACCTGACTACCAACCACAGCGAGCCTTTGAATCTTACGCTACTGAGTGGGTGCTGTAGTAAATGACCAGTTACAGTAATGGTGCTGTTAGAAGGGCTGACCCGTTCTATGGTTTTAGACCGCCATACAACATTGCCCAACTTATTACCATGCCCGACATCTCTGGCAGGGATGCGCCTGGTAAGACTGGAGCTGCCGCCAAACCAGGTTTAGTATCTGCTCTTTACATAGAGCTAACGGCTTACAACAGCTCAAACGCCACAACTGCTTTTGCTATGTGGAACAGCGCTGGACAGGGTGGGGTCTATTCTAATGTCTTTACGCTGCCTAACTCTCAAACGCCTTATCAAGTAGGTGTAGGTCTAACACGCTCTATCTTTGCTAATACAAGCTATTGGATTGGTTTTACAAAAGAAACCTCAGCTCAAGTAACCTACTCTGTTGACACAGCCTTTGGTGCTTCAATCAAGATGGACACCACTTCAGCAGGTGGAAACTTTACTGACAATGGACTTGTTAGTGGTGGTGGGATTACACCTTCAAATGGTTCGCTAGTTTTTGAGGTTGTTTATGACACTCTGCCTATTGCACCAGGCACCCCTACTGCCAGCTCAACAGGAACTAGCGCAAC